GATCGAGCCGCATATCGAATCCAACCAGGATCAATTTCGTCGCGCCACATTGCACGGCGAGGTTGATCGCCTGAAAACCGGAATTGCCGCCATCGCCGAGGATCCCAGGCAACCCGACCAGGATCTCATCACGCCCGCGCGCAATCCCGACCTGGCGCAATCCCTCAAACGTGGCGCAGGCAGCGGCGTCATGCGTCAGCCTCAACCCCGCGAACGTCGCGAGGCCCTGCCGTGCGCGCCACCAGGCGCCGTCGCACGCATAGGCGATATCGGCGTCGGGGCAGAGGCGCCAGCTGTCATTGATGCCGATGACGCGGACGCCCCGAGCTCGGCCGGCGAGCTCGCGCTCGGCGCCGGCGGCACTAGGCCCAGATCCGAGGATGATGGCGCAGTCGCCGCGCCAGGCCGGCAGGTCGCCGGCGATAAAGTAGGGCGGCGCGCACCGTGCGCAGCTGCGTCCCCTTGTATCTCGCTGACCAGGCCGCGCTGGATCAGCTGCCGCGCGTGCCAGTCAGTCAGGTCGAGCACCTGGCCGGCGCGGACCTTGCCCATGTCGTCGAGAAATTCGCGGGTTGCGGTTACAAGCATTGTTGCCATCCGACCTTAGAGAAGCGCGAGCGGCACGAATGCCGCCCGCATTGTCGGGATCAAGATCAGACGTTGCCGAAATCGCCGTAGGTCAGCGCCAGCGGACGCTTGACCGCGAGCGCGAGACGCTTCTCGGCGCGGACCGTGTACATATTCTTGATGAAATTATCCTGGTTCTCCGAGGAGACCGCGACCTCGGCATCCATCCGATCATAGATGGTTGCGGCCATCTTGAACGCGCCGACCAGGAATTTGTCGACGGTCATCGCCTGCGTTTCGGCGACCGGCAGACCCCAGAGCGACGGCCCTGCGAGCGAACGCGGGTTCGCCCACAGATAACGATCCTGGCCGTCCTTGGTCAGCTCGATCCGCGCCCAATCGGACGGATTGAGCACCATGCCATCGGCCGGAAACTCGGCGAGCGAGGCCTGCAGCATCGCCAGGCGCAGCTGGTCGATCATGGTCGCGCCGGTCAGGACAAACGGCGCATTGTACGCGGTCGCATTGGTGATCAGGCCCGACAGATGCTCGCCAGTGCCAGAGCCCGACAGCAACTCGGCCTCCTCGACCAGGTCGAGACCATAACGCAGCTCGCTATCGATCTCGGTCTGCAGCTGCGCCGCATCCTCGAGCGCCTGGCGCGAGACGTTGATCCAGTGCGCAATGGTGCGCACGGGAACGTCGGCCTTGGCCCAGGTGTAGTCGGACTGCGGCTTGGTCCCGCCCTCGGTCACGACCGCGGCGTTATTGGTGCGCGTGACCTGCTTGGCATATTCGACCATGTTGCTGGTCGTGCGGCCCTGCGTCAGCAGAGCGCGCACGGTCAAGCGCCGGCGCGCGAGCTCGACGATCTCTGCCTGACGATCGACCGTGATCAGGCCGCCCGCAGACGTCGACAGCGACGTGATCTGCTGATTGACCTGGATCACCACGCTGCCCTTGGCGCCGCGCGTGACGTAGTTCTTGAGATCGTCATGCACCGCGATCACCTGGCCGGCCGTCTTGGCCTGCTCGCGCTGGCCCTGGCGCAGCGTGTCGGCGATCTTCTGCTCGATATCGCGATTGCGCGTCTCGAGCTCCTCGAGCTTCTGCGTCAGCTTGGTCTGCGCATCGCCGAGCTGGCCGACCTGGCTGATCAGCTTGTCGGCGGACTGCTTGACCTCGGCCGACAACGTGCCGCTGTCCTTGCTCTGCTTGAGCGCATCCTCGGCCGTGCGCTTGACGTCGCCCGAAATCCGCTCGAGCTCGGCCTTGACCTGGCCGAGAAGCTTCTCGACCTCGGCCGGATTCGGCGCCTCGTTGCGGACCGAGCCGACGACAGCGGACGGACGCGGCGCGGCGAGCATCGCGGCGAGCGCCGTCGACGCCAGGACCGCAGATTTGAAAACATGGTGTCGCTTGGACATCTGGAAACTTTCCCTGTTTGGATGATGTTGCGGAAAACGCGAAACTAGATGGCTTTCATGCGGTCGAGCAGGTCATTGACCTGGCCGATCACGTCGACAGCGCCTGGCGTGTCGGTTGCAGCAGCGTCGCGCGTGCCGCCTTTCATCGCCTGGACAAGGTTGCGCCGCTCGGAACGCGGCACCCCTGCCCTTGCGAGGATCTCGTCAATCTTGAATTCGGCCTTGAGCGCCTGGCCGGCGGCCGCCTTGGCCGTCTCGGTCACGGCATCGGCCGGCAGGAAACCATCGGCGAAATTCTTGTCGACGGCCTCGGTCCCGCCGATCCATGTCTCGCGGTCGAGCATCTTGGCGAGCGCCTTCGGCTCGAGGCCGGTCCGCGCGGCGTAAATGTCGACGGCGACCTGGTCGAACGGCTCGAGCCAATCGGCCGCCTCGCGCAGCGCATTGCGATCGCCCATCGCGACGATCCAAGTGTTATGGATCATCAGGAAGCCGGCACGCGCGATCTGCACCTCGTCGCCGGCCATTGCGATGACAGAGGCGGCCGAGGCCGCGACGCCGAGGATCTTGACCGTCACTTTCGCCGGATGATCGCGCAACAGATTGTAGATCGCCAGGCCCTCGAAATAATCGCCGCCTGGCGAATTGACGTTCACGACGACGTCGCGCTTTCCGATATTGCGAAGGATCGCCGAGATCTTGGCAGACGTGATGCCGTTGCCCATCCAATCCTGGCCGATCACGTCGAGGATCGAGATCGACGCCGGATCCTCGCCGCCGTCCGCGGCCTTGACCTCCGGCCGCCAGCGCTCGAGCGCCTTCGGCGTGATCACCGAGCGCAGATCGCCGCGGACGTTGAAGGATGCTTTCGGCAGGTCGCGGTTGCTCATTGCTTCGCCTCGCTGTTGATTCCGAGCCAGGCGAGCATGGCTGCCCGCGCCTGGCTGGCGCCGCCGGCCTGCTGGCCGAGCTGGTCGAGCGGCACCAGGTTTGATTGCGCCGTCAGCTTGTCGCCGCCGGTCCGCGCCGGCAGGTTGAGCTTGCGCCGTCCTTCGTTGCGATCCATCAGGCCGTTTTGCGTCATCTGCGACAGGAACGACGCCTTTGCCGCCGCATCCATCTGCAGGAACGCCTCGCGGTTGAATTCCGCATAGATCCGTCGCTGGTCTGCCGGCGCAATCAGCTGCTTGGTAATGCGACGCTCGATCCGCTCGCAGATCGGATTGATGCCGAGCGCGAGCCAGGCGAGGAACGTCTGCTCGACGCCGGATCCGAACATGGTCTGCCCTTCCGGCGCGTGTCCGATGATGATCGGCGGCGTGCCGGTCCAGCGGCAGACCTCCTCGATCGAAAAGCGCTGCTGTTGCAGCAGCTGCGCGTCGACCGGGTTGAGCTGCAGCTTTTCGAATTTGAGCCCGCCCTCGAGGATCATCAATTTTCCGGCGCGCTCGGATCCGGCGTAAGTCTGCATTATCTTGTCGAGCTGATCCCGCTGCGGATCCGTCAGCACCTGCTCGGACGTCAGCAAACCGGCGGAGTGCATGCCGTTTGAAAAAAGCTTTCCCGACGTTTCAAACGCCGCAATCGCGGTCGAGAACGTCTGCACGCCATAGCGGATCGCCGATAGCCCGCAATCGCCGCCGAACCCAAAGCCCTTGACGTGAAAAACCTTCTCGCGCGGCAGCGTGTAGCTTTTGCCGCGATCTGAATATTTGAAGGTCAGCACGCCGTCAGCATCGCGATGCGGATATGCATTCGGCAAGATGTTGAGCGCCGACACGCGGCGGCCGATCGACGAGACCTCAGAGCAGGCATCGCCATTGACCAGCAGCCAGGCGACGACCGATTCCCAATATTCCAGCGACGTCTGGTCGACGTTCGGACTTCCGGACAGAATGTCGCCGAGCTGATAATCGACCGAGATCGGACTGCCGCTCGCCTGCTTTTCAAAGAACTGCAGCGGCAACGTCGAGACGGCCTGCGCCGTGACGCGAACGCATGCCCAAAACGCCGCAAGCGACATCGCCGTTTCAACCGTGACGGCCTTGCCGGCGGCGCCACTGCGGCCGGCAAAGCGCGCCCAGCCGCGACCATCCTCGAGCCGCAGGCGCCGCTCTTTCGCGATCTCGTCGCTGACAGAGGCATAAACGCGATAGACGCTCGCCGCGGCTTTCGCCGCTGTCCAGGAGAAAAGCCCCATTGATCAGACCACCATGACGGGTTTTGCGAGGAAAGCGTCGAGGTTTTTGCGGCTCGACTGCGGATTCCAGCTCATGAGGATTCCGGCCTGCAGCAGCGCGATCAGCGGATCGATTTTGGCGCGGCCGGCCTGCTGTTTCGTGATCATGTCGGCATTGCCGCGCTGCTCGACCTTGGCATTGCCGACAACCCAGCTCATCAGCGCCTGGTCGGCGTGCCAGAACGTGCCCTCGGCCAGCTTCATGTCGATTCCGTAGACCGCCGGCGCCAGCGCCGGACCCTGCAGCAGCCGCCGCAGCATTTTCTCGGTCACACCGGCGCCGAACAGGCACTCGAACAGCGCCGCGGCCCGGTTCGGATCGACGCCGGCGGCGTTTTCCTCCGGCAGCAGGCCGCTCGCGACGACGCGCGCGGCGTAGCTCGCAAGGTCGGCATGCGCGGCGCCGATCTCGAGGATCTTAAACGATCCCTCGTTTTGAAAATCCTCGAGGTGGCCGGCGATATCTGCGCGACGCTTCAAAACGATCGGATCTGCCCAGCCATAGGACCACGACAGCCAATGGCGCGTCCCCTTCTCGCGACCGATCACGGAAAATCCGAGCAGGTCGTCGCGGCCGCCGCCGTCGGCGCCCATCGTCACGACTTCGCTGCGCGCGAGCAGTTGCTCGAGATCGAGCTTTTCGATGACCTGTTGGTCCCAGAGATCGGCGCCGCTCCATCCATCGTCGGCCGTTCCCGTGCCGATCTCGACGTTGAGGTGCTGCGATGCCCAGACCTTGACGGCCTCGTCGCTTTTCTCGCGCTCGGTCGAGAACTCGGCGAGCATCGAGTCAACCGTGATCGGCCGGTTGATGTTCGGCATGACCATCGGCCAATATTCCGGATTCATCCAGCGCGGCTCGACGCCGGCGCGCCGCTCCTCGCGCGTCAGCGTCGCGATATCGCGCGGCATTTCGTAGAGCAGCGGCAGCGTCGGGCGGATAATCTTCCCGCGGTAGAGCCCATCCCGCACGTTGCGAACAAACTTCAATTCGCTTTTGAACGCGCCGGCCGGCGCCTCGTCGCTCTGCGTCGTGGTGATGACCAGGACGCCTTCCTCGGTCTTGTCGAGGCCGCCGCGGATCTGTCGCATCACGCGCGATGTATGCGCGCGCTTGCCGAGCAGGTGCAGCTCGTCGAGCAGCACAAAGATCAGCGCCATCGCGCCGGTTAGAATCTTGAGATCGAAAGAGGCGATCATGATCTCGGATTTCGTGACGAGATCCTCGATCGTCTTGTCATAGTCGCGCGGCTTGAAGCGCCGGCGCAGATCCGGCGACTCCTCGATCATGCCGACCGCCTGCTCATAAGCGCGATCGGCGACGGCCTGCGTCTCGCCGATAAACAGCGCTGTCGCGCGCGGCCGGAAGTTCATCAGCAACGCGACCAGCATCAGCGCGGCGGAATAGGTCGTTTTCGACGACCCTTTCGGTACCAGCGCGAAGAAATCGCGGATCATCCTGACGCGGTTGACCGGATCCCAGCTGCCGAACACGGCGCGCACCAGGTCGCGAAACCATTGACCTGCGGCGTCGCCGAGGCGCGGCATTCCTGGAACGTCGGGCAGCTTGATCTCGTCGAAGAATGCGAGGCCGTCAGCGGCCTCGCTTTCGAACAACGGCAGATCCGGCATCAGCGATTGGCCGGCGCGCAAGCGCGCTTCCCAATCCGGGCACGAGGTATCCCAGGGGATCATCAGTTGAGACCCTGCTGCCGACGCGCCATCAGGTCGCCAAGCGTCGTGCCGGCGTCAGGCGTGCGCGCGTCGACCTCGGCCTGCTCTTTCTTGCCGAGCTTAGGCGCCTTGACCGGCTTGTCCGCCGGCGCCGGCTTTTGCGGCTGTTGCGTCTGGCCGTACAGCATCAGGTCGTTACGCTCGAGGTACTTCTGGAATTCCCGGATCGCCGAGACGTTGCCGGCGTTGACGCCCTCGAGCAGCTTGACGCCGAGCTGAGCGACCAGGCGATCGCGCGCCACGTCCCGAAACTTGAGCTCGGAAAAATAATACTTCCGCAGCGTCGGTCCCGTGACGTAAAGCGCGGCGGCGATCCGAGGCGGCGACCAGCCGAGCGCGACTAAGAGGCTGACACGATTCCGGTTTTGCTGCGTCGGCACGTGTTGCGGCCGACCGCGCTCGCCCCAGTTGGACGGCACGGGATCACCAAACAGGTCGAAAACTTCAGCCATAACGAAAAAAAACCTGCGAATGAGAGAGACGCCGGTCTCAGGCGCGAAAGCCTGCTGACTTTTTACCCACCCTACCCCTGGTCGACCGGCGGGATGCTCGAGCTGCTCATCACGCGAGCGATGCGGCCGAGCGCGATCAGGACATGGGCCGCCAGGCCAGCGACGGCCTCGCGCTGCGCGTGCTCGGAGCTCGCCTCATTGAAGGCGACGCGCAGCTTTGATTTGATCTCGTCATCGGTCAGCATGATCGATCCTCTCAATCCCAGACGCCGCGCTGGTGCAGCGACGTCTGCTCTTGCTTCTGTTTCTCGGCGTCGTGGTACGCCTTCGAAACCGTGTGGATATTGTCGGGATCCCAGAACAGCGCAGCGTCGCCGCGATGCGGTCGCTTGTGGTCGGCGACCGGACTGTTAGGCGCGGGATGCACGCCGTCGCACAGCACGCCTGTTCGCTGGCAAACGTAGCCGTCGCGCTGATGCACCTGATCCTTGAGCCTGCGCCAGCGCGCCAGCTTGTACCACTGGCGCCAGGGCGGCTCGGCGCGTTGCTGCTTGGTCGGCGCTGCCATCTCACAAAAGGAAGGCCGGCACAGCGTCGCCGCTGGCCGGCCTAGTCTAGGGAGGAAACGCCCAACAGGAGGGCAGCGGCAACGCAGGCGCTACCGCACACCCTAGACGCAGAAAAGCCAGGCTCGAGGCCTGGCTCTGTGTGCTTGCGCTTCGCGCGCCCCCTTGACTCGGCCTTACCGAGAAGGGATGCGCCGAAAGCCTCGCCCGCTTCCGCTTGCGCTATGCAGCGACCTTGGCCGCTGCTCTAGCTCTAGACCACTCTCCTCGATCGAGATCGGAGTGATGCGCCCGAATATGCTGACACCAACAATGAGTCGGCCTGTTGAGTCAAATCTTTCGACCTGGCCGCAGAAGTGAGCGAACGGCCCCGACGTCACGCGCACCAACTCGCCGAGCGCAAACTTACTCTCGCGCTTTGATTTCGGCGTGTTGTGGATCGCCTCGATATTGCGCAGGTCAATGACGTCCTGCCCCTTGAGAACAGGCACACAAGGCCCAACGCGCATGACGTCGATCACGCCGTCGACGTCAAAGCAACGGCCGAGCCTCGCCTCGAAATCCGGCAGCAGGATTGCACCGCAGATCAGCGGCGACGTGACCTGCTGCGTCAGGATCTTTTCATAGCCGCGATTGTAGCGCGACACGCTGCGCGTCTCGGTCTGCATTGGCAGCCATGCCGAGACGTTACGCTGCCGAAACGTGCGCATGACGTTGAGCTGCATGTGAGGATGCACGCGCAGGATATACCAGCGCTCAGGATCCGCAGGCACCTCGAGCGGACCGCGCAGCTGCTCGAGATCGACCGAGCCGACGATTTCCCCGCGCACGAATTCCCGCGGCCGCAATGTCTGGTTCATGCGCATTGATCCCCCTCTGTCGACCAGGTGCCGTCGCGATGCGGCGGCCACGGCGCCGGCACCCGCAGCACCATTTTTGATTTTCGTAATTTGAAATTTTGATGCAGCGCCGGCAGGTCATGAACGGCCGGATCGTGCGGCTCGCTCCACACCCGCTCGGCCTCGATCTCGACACCGAGCCAGAGCGCCAGGCGATCGCGCCAGGCAGCAAATTGCGGCGTGCCCAGCTCGACCTGGTGCCAGGTCGCAGGATCCTCGCCGGCAAAGCGCGCCATAGCGACCAGGTCAGGCTGCAGCGGCTTGACGGACCATAGGCCGAGGCCTCGCCCGCCTTCATCGTTGACCAGGCGCGGCGTCGGCCGCTGCCCCATCCTGACGGCGATCTGCAGGCCGGCGAGCTCGTCGCCGCCGAGCCATCGCCGCTCCGGCGCCGGATCCGGCAGCCGCGCGCTGGGGAATTCCTCGAAACGCCGCTGCCGGATCCACAGATGAAAATTCGGCATGGTGTCGCGTCGCAGCCGTTTCTGCAGCTCGACAAACGGAACGATTGCCGCCCTGCAAAGCCGCTGCTTATCCGGCTCGAGCTGGCGGAACTCGGCGAGCGCCAGGTCGCGCCGCATCGCCTGGTGCCCAGGCCAGCTTTGCCAGGCCGGTTCGAAATCCTCCGGCTCGCTTTCCTCAAGATCCTCGCGATCGCCCTCTCGTCCCCTGGAAGGGGATTTAGGGGAAGATTCGGGTTCAGGTTCAGAGATTAGGCCCTCTGCCGAGTCATAGGGCTGGCGTAGTGCTGGCGCAGGGCTAACGGTTTCGTCGGGCGAATTTAGCCCTGTCTGCGGCATAGGGCTAACTTCACGTGAAACAGCCTCGAGCTCGCCCCTGGCGCCGGCCTCGATCACCTCCGGCTCGACGTCGATCATCAGCCGGATCAGGTCGCTGGTGCGCTTGCCCTTGCCGTCGCCCGTGCGCCGGCCGTATTCGTCAATCCATTGCGGCAGGCGCGCGATCGCGCCGATCTCCTCGAGCCAGGCCAGGCGGCTGCGCACGGTCTGTTGCGACAGCTCTGTGTCATCGGCGAGCGTCGGGATCGATACGAAGCAATAGCCGTCGCCGTCGACGTACAGCGACAGCATCGCCAGAGTGAGTTTTGCGTGCGGATTGTTGAGGCGCAGGTTCCTCGCCCAAGCGTGCGCCTCGTCGGCGGCGATGCGTCGCGCGCGAGGCTTTTCGCGCTCAGTCTTAGCCATTGTCAAAATCCAGGTGATGCGAATTCAGGGGACGCTAGGGACGCAACAGCACGCGGTTTTAAGGACGATCGTGGTCGATCATCACGTCGACGATCGCCTCGGCCGACATGCGCTCGAAAGCGCCGGTCTCGAGCGCCTTGACCAGGCGCGGCCACCAGCGCTCCGGAAAGCGCCGGCCGTTGACGGTCCGGCCAAAACTCACGACCTGGTAGGTCTCGAGGCCGCCGACCTCGCGATCGCCGACCTTGCGCACCAGCGCCATGATCACGTCGGCGAGCTTGCCGCCGACCTCGCCGCCGGCGCCGAGCGTCGCCACGATCCGGCTTGTGTCAGGCATTGGCCGGCACCTCCACGGCTTCACAGGCCGGCGTCGGCCCGTCGCGCCGGATCAGGTCGGTCCCGCGGAACCATTCCTTCCAGTGCTTCTCAAACCCATTGCCCTCAGTCTCATGGCGCGAGACGCAAACGATCTCACAGCCGTCGCGCGTGCAGATCTTGCGCGAGCTGTGCCCATCGTCGGCGCGAACCTTTTCGCTCCACTTGTGGCGCATCACTCCGCAACCCCGTTTTCGGATGCGAACAGATCGCCGCCCTGCTCGAGCTCGCGATCGCCGGCGTACCGCATCGCGATCAACGCGCGCGCGACCAGGTGCCAGACATGGATCCGCAGTCTCGGATAATTCTCGACCCGACCGCCGCGCTGACAAACACGCTGATCGAGCCCAGCGCGCGAGCGACCGCGCAACGTCTCGACCGAGTAATCGCCGATCTCCTTCGTCCCGCCCGCGTTGCGGATCTGCATCCGCGCGATCTCTGTAACCTTGCGCGTAATTGCCGAATGCAGCTCGACCCGAACAACGATCATCGCGCAATTCCCCCCTGCTGTTGAACGGATGCCGGCGCGACCAGCTGCGCCAGGAACGCGCAGCCCTCATCGGTCACGAGGACTTTTGAAATTCCGCAATGCGCCAGGCCTTTGCCGACCAGGTGCCGCAGCATGTCGGGATCGACGGCCTCGCCGGCGCCGATTGCGAGCAGCGCGAGCTGCTCGGCCGCCTCATCGTCGTCGACCGGCAGGCGCGTCTGCAGCCTGCCGTCGACCACGCTAGGCGGCGGCCGATCATCAACCTGCGCGAACAGATCCGGCTGCGGCGCGCGATAAGGCTCGGTCAGCGCAACCGGCGCCGGCGGCGCGATCGCGTCGATCAGCTCGCGCAGCCGCGCCTTGCCGGCCTCGCGCAATTGCCATTGGCCGCCGGATTGATAGGCCATTTCACGCCGCCCCCAGAACGGCCCCAGCACGTTCTGCGTCGCATCGCGCATCGGATGGCAAAAATCCGAAAGGATCCGCAGCTGGTCGATCTCCTCGAGCTCGAGCGCGTCGAGCTCGGCCGGCGTCAGAAATTCCGAAACGGCCAGTTGGTCGACCACAGAGGCGTCGCCGGCGTCGTACGGCGCGCGATCGGCCTCGCCTGGTGAAACCTCCACGACGGCCGCGGCAGGGCTGACCCCGTTCTCAGATGCTGCCGCAGCCGTCGCGGTCTCGCCGGCGTCGGAGGGCACTCCGGCGGCGAAACTGGTTTCATCATGAACCGCCGCCGGCGCCTCGAGCTCGGCCGCCGGCGCGGCCTGGTTGCCCGCCGCGAGCCAGCCAGGCGGCAATGGATGCTCGGCGTCGACGCGCGCGAACAGCTCGAGCACAGGCAGCGGCCGGCCCTCGGCGTCGCAGCCGACCATCGTCGCGATCATGTGCCGATAGTGATCAGGCTTGCGCGAATGCTCGCGCGGCCGTTCGCGATGATTGGATCCGAATTTTTCCGCGCCTGACGGTTTTGGCAGGCCCTGGCCGCGCTTGAACAGCAAGAGCAGCTCGTCCTGGTCCCAGGCGATCAGGCCGGATCCGCTGTCATCAGGGAAATCCGCGTCGGTCTTGGTCCAGACAAAGCACGTCGAATAGGAATCCATCCCGAGCGCCTGGCCGCACGCCCAGGCGAGCGGCATCTCGACCAGCGCCGGCGTCACCTCGCCCGTCGCCGCGATCGTGACCTCGAGCTCGATCTCGATCAGCGCGAGCAGGTGCGGCCGCGGGATCCACATGAACGCCCAGGCGTCGGGCAGCAGCCGATCGCGTGCCTGGCGCAGATAGGCGAGGATTTCCGGCCAGGTCATGGTCGGGTAATGATTCTCATAGGCGCGATCGCCAATCCCGCCCTGCCGGCGCCAGGGCGGATCGAGATAGACCGCCGGCACCAGCGGGCCGGCCGGCAGCTCGGCCGATTGCGCCGACAGCACGGCCGCCACGTTGCGCCGATGCGCCCGCCCCTTTTCCTCGGCGCCGACCTTGAGCAGATCCATTGTGACGCGCGCTTGGCCGGCGCGCATTTCCTCGGCCTGGCGCGCGAGCGCCTGCTCAAATTCGGCGAGATCCATCCGCGCAAGTTTCTGCGCGCGCGACGACAGCTTGCGATCGATACCGGCCTCGGCCAGCGTCGGCGCCGCCTCAAAAACCTGTTCCGGATCAGAACAGGTTTTATCGGCCGGCCGGCCGCCCTTCGCCCGTTCCGAGGCGAGCAGCATTTCGCCCAGGCGTCGCTCGGCGCGACTCCGAATCCGCGCGGCCTTGATCTCGAGATCGCGGTTTTTCGCCTGCTTGGCATAGGCGCGCCAGGCCTCGGCCTGGCTGCGGATCTCGAGCACCTCGTCGACGGCCTCGGCCGCGGCGATCGCGCGCTCGGCCGCCTCGTATCGCGCGAGCTCGGTCAAAATGGGATCTCCTCGAGCTGGTGCGCCGACGGCAATTCCGCGAGCAGGTGCTCGAGGATCCCCTCGAGGCTCGGCGCCTCGCCGCGGCCGCGGCGGTTGATGTTGTTGTCGCGCTTGGTCGACCAGCGGCGGTTGGCGCGGCGGTTATCGAGCGTCTGGCCGTTGATATGGTCGACCAGGTGCGCGGCCATGAAATCGGCATCGCGCGGATCGTTGCGGATCTGCAGCTCGCGATGCATGCGCACCGTGTCGCGCCGCTCGCCCGTGTTGCGCTTGGCGTAGAGCTGCCAGTGTTTGCGGCCGTCGTGCCAGACGTTCCAGGACCATTGCGACAGCCACTCAAAATCGGCGGCGTCGACCAGCGTCCAGATCGGCTCGCGCGATGACAGCCAGATCCGGCGCCATGGCGTCGACGACAGGTCGACCAGGTCGGCCTCGAAACCGACCGCGCGAGCGCCTGCGATGTTGACCGGCGCCTGCATCATCACAGCATGCCCAGCGCTTGCATGTAGAGCTCGAGGATCGTCTCGAATTCCGCGCGCTCGTTTGGATCCTGCGCGCGCAGCCTGACGATGGTTTTGAGCGCCTTGGTATCGTAACCGTTGCCCTTGGCCTCGGCGTAGACAGCGGCGACGTCATCGCCGATCGCCTTTTTTTCCTCGAGCAGCCGCTCGATCCGCTCGATGATCGATTTGAGCTGGTCTTTGGCGATCTTTCCCGCGCGGGTTTCGGCCTTGCTCATCGATGCACCACCGTCAGCATCACCGGCTGGAAATTGTCGCCGGCGTGCAGCACGCGCGCCTTGCGATAGGCCTGGCTGTCGGGCATCCGATCGCCGGCCTCGAGCACCGGCAGGAAGGCGTCGCCGTCGAACATGACGACCGGCGGCACGCCCTCGGCGTCGATCGCGACCATGCCGCGCGCGACCAGGCGGTCACCATCGAACAGCGTCACAGCGCAGGCGCGGACGGCGGCGCTCATCGCCACCCCCGCGCCCGCGGCCACCTGGCGCGGATCATGCGCCACACGTCACCGCGCTCGCCGTCGAGCGGCCAGGCGATGACGATCGTGGTGATACCGAGCGCAATCAACGCATAGGCGACCATTGCCAGGTGGGTCAGGTCGAGATCATCCATCACAGATCCCCGTTTTGCAGCGCAGCCAGGCGCGCCGCGGTGTCCCGCTGCTGCTCGAGCAGCTGCGAAATTTCCATCTGTCGATTGAGCTGCTTGCGCCACGGCTCGGCGCATGACCTGGTCAAGGCTTTCCAGACGACGTCGCCGACCCGGCTGTTAAGCAGCGCATTGAGCGCCTCGCCGTCCGGCGCGCCACGCGGCGGCGTCGCGATCCAGTCCTCGCAAACCCTGGTCGAGCGATTCGCGATCAACGCGAGCTCGGCCGCCAATTTCTGCTTAAAAACCTTGCGGAGCTCGACCAGGACCGGCGCAAACCACCGATGATCCCTGCGGGATTTGCCGAGGTTTTCATCGGCGCCCGATTTTGCGCCCCCGTTCCCCGCCCGATAGGTTGGTTTTGTCATGAGGAACCTTTCAAACCTGCTCGGCCGGCTCATCCATCCGCCACAGACGCGGCGCGGCGCGCAGGCCGATCGCGTCGAGCGCGGTCGTCATCACCAGGAAGGTGGTCGGCGAGAACGTGCCGGCGGCGCGCCAATTGGTGACCTGCTGCCGCGAGCGGCTGGTCAGGCGCGCGACGGCGGCCGGCCCGCCGAGCGCCTCGATTACGGCGTCGACAGTGTCCAGTTGCGGCAGCTCGGCGGCGTCGCGAATCATTTCCATAGCCGCCGACTATACACGCCACGTGTACAGTTCAAGCAGTCATCGGAGCGTTGATTGAGCGTTTTTCAGGGTTTTGAGATAGTTCCGGGCATGAAAGACACCCGAACGCCGGCCACCGAGGCCGAAAAGCTGGCCGATCGGCTGAAACGGACCCGCGAGGCGTTCGGCCTCAACCAGGCGGACTGGTGCCGCCTGGTCGGGATCGAGCCGCAGGCCTGGTCAAACTACGAACAGGGAATTCGCCGAATCTCGATCGACCAGGCGCTCAGGATCTGCGCGGCGACCGGCGTCACGACAGACTGGATCTATCGCGGCCTGATGACAGCCTCGCTGCCGACCGAGGTGCAGCTCAACCTGCAGCGCAAGCGGCGCTAGGCCGCTCGCCGCATCAACACGCGCAAAGGCCGCTCGACCGCAGTTAACGTAGCCCGGCGCAGCGGCTCGCGCCGCGCCTGGATCCACGGCACGACAATAGCCGCCACGCCATACATCACGCCGCCGCAGAGCTCATAGGTGGTTGGCAGGCTCAGATCCCAGGCCGGCGGCACCACGGCCCAATTCATCAGCAGGAACGCCAGCGCAGCGCTCATCAGGGCCGCGCCACGGCCGAACAGCAGCGCGACCGCGACCACCCCGAGCACGTTGGCGCCGACCGCCCCATAGCCGACCAGGCGCAGCGCCAGGCCGCCGAGCACGGCGGCGATCGACAGCACGCCCAGGCAACACAAAAACACGGCCAAGCGCCGCGGCGGCGACGTCAGCGGCGTCGCATTGGTGACCATCGGCCGCGGCCGGCTCCAGATCCGGCTGGCGCGCGCCGCGGCCGACGGTTGCGGCTTTTCGATCAGGAACTCGTCGAGACATTCGGACGTCAAGGCCAGCACCCTGCGCGCATCAGAGACCGAGGCCGGCAACTGCAGCGCCAGCTGCACGGCCAGGCGCCGCAACTCGTCGGTTTGTTCCGGATCCCGCAGCTTTTCCACTTCTTCCCACTCCCGTTATTGTACACGCGGCGTGTGATTTGTTTAGACATTGTACACGATACGTGTTTACCGTGACGGTCATTCCGGAGGAATCCCGCATGACCGCCCAACTCCCTAGACAAGCGTTAACTTTGACACATTCCGCCGCGTCCCCAACTTTGACAAGTAGCATTTCTACCAACCAACCCGCTGAGAATGCGCCTTGTGCGCGAATGGTTAACGCTGCTGCAGCGCGGATTTATTCAGCATGGCAGCCGCACGTCGGTCATAACGCAGCGCTACACGAGGCGCGTGCATTTGCCGGCCGCTTTCACGTGTTGATCGACGGTCCGCTGGCGCCGTTGCCCGATGATGCCGAGCTCGACGCCACGCTCGAGGCCGTCGCCGCTGCGATGCGGATCCTCGGCAGCGCAGCCGACAGCATGCGCGGCGCCGCCGATGCCTAAGCAGCGCAGCAAGGAGGAAAATCGCGAATACATGCGCGAGTACATGCGTCGGCGACGCCGCGAGCGTCTCGATCGCGGCCGCGGCGGCGAGTGCCGGCCGATCATGCCGCCGCCGGCGAGCTATGCCGACCTCGCCGCCCTGGTCTTTGGCGATCCTCCGATCGGCCGCCGCGCAATCGACCAGCGTCACCTGGCCGAGGCCGCGCCATGACGGCGCCCCTGCCCTCCGATCCGATCGAGCTGCGCCAGGCGCTCGAGGCGGCTTTTGCCGGCCGTACCACCATCGGCGTTCCCGAGCTCGCCGCCCTGATCCCCTTGCATCGGGAAACCATCGCGCGGCATGTTGCCGCCGGCAACCTGGTCGGCCGGCTCAAGGGTCTCGGCCGCACCAGGCGCCATCGGGTTTTCACCATCGCCGATGTCACCCGGTTTATGCAGCAGCTGGCCGAGGCCGAGCCATGTCCCTCTACCGACCAAAGCGATCGCCGTTCTGGCATTACGATTTCCGGATCGACAATTATCGATTTTCCGGCTCGACCAAACTGCGGAATGAGGATGACGCGGCCAGGTTCGAAGAAGCGAGGCGACGCGACGCGCAAATCATCGTCGACAAGATCCGCGCCGCCGGCGCCGAGCCGCTGACGCTCAAGGCCGCCTGCGATCGCTGGTATAGCACTCACGGCGCGAGCCTCGCCGACGGGAAAAACAAAGCCATCCTCGATCGCCTGGTCGAGATCATCGGCGCCAAAACCTACCTGCACGACATCAATGACGACATCGTCTCGCGCATGGTCGACGAGCGCAGCAAAGACGTTCGCCGCGATTCCACCGACGACAAGGGCCGCCAGCTTTACCGGCCGATCACGCCGACCACAGTCAATCGCACGCTCGACCAGCTGCGCCGCGTCATGCGCCGCGCCCGCGACAACTGGAATGCAGCGATCATCCGCGAGCCCGTCTGGAAAAAACACCGATTGAAGGAAAACAAGCGACCAGTGCGCGAGATCTCGGCGAGCGAGGAAAGCACGCTCGACCAGGTCGAGGATCCCGATTTCGCCGAGCTGCGCCGTTTCGCCATCATCACCGGCCTGCGCCGCGCCAATCTGCTGCTGACCTGGCCGCAGGTCGATTTCGAGCTCGGCGTCGTGCGCGTCATCACCAAGGGCGGCGTGCCGCGCGTGCTGCCGCTGTCGGCCGAGGCCTATGCGATCTTGTGGAAGCGCCGCGGCCATCATCCGCAATTCGTTTTCACCTACAAGGCAAAACGCGCCTGGAAAGATCGCACCAGGAACGGCCGCGCGCTCGGCGACCTGGTCAAAGGCGAGCGCTATCCGATCACCTATGCCGGCCTCGGATCGAACAAACGCAAATGGAAAAAGGCCGGCGTTGTTGCGCGGATCCACGACCTGCGCCACACGACCGGCATGCGCACGCTGCGGAAAACCGGAAACCTGCGCGTCGTGCAGAAAATCCTCGGCCACACCGATATCGCGATCACGGCCAAGTTTTACACCGATGCAACGGTCGAGGACATGCGCGCCGCGATGGAAGCAACGGCGCCGCGCCAGGTCGAGCAGACAGCCCCAAAGGCGATCGAGAAGAAAGGCGAGTGAACGATGATCATTGCACACATTGAAGGCGCGACGCGGATCTGCGGCAAGGCGCAAGGCTATCTCGGCTTGCCGCTGCGCGACGAGCTGATCCACGACACGGTCAACGGCGAGGGAACGCCGGCAATGGTGACGGCCTGGACGCCGACGCCGGAGGAGCTCGCCGCGCTCAACCGCGGCGCAAGCGTGCATGTCCGTATCCTCGGCACGACGCCACCGCCCATGATGGTGCTGGTCGGTCCGGCGCCGGAGCAGGTTGCGCGGTCATCTGCCGACACGGCGGATGTTGTTGCTCGGTTGAGGAATATTGTCGGCCCCATTAGCGGCGAGACGCAGCCCTTGATGAAAGAGGCCGCCGATATGATCGAACGACTGAGCGCTCAACCGCAGACATTGCGCGACCCCTCGTCTGAAGTCGTCGAGGCGGCCTGCGTCGCCTACGCAAGAGCGACCGGATACTATGTTGAGTTCCATCGCGGTCTCTGGTCGGAAAGCTCAAATAAAATGCGGGCTGGAATGCACGCAGCTCTGGCGCCGCTGATCGAGAACTGCGCCAAAATCTGCGATGCGGTTGCCGCCCGTGCCGAACGCCTGATGGACGATCCGAAGGCCGCCCGCATGACGCTGGCTGCGGTAGCGAACGGCGCAATGGAGTGCGCAGAGAATATCCGGGCTGCATCGCTCTCGCGCCCTGACCAATCCACCCCAAAATGACCGAGCTCAAACTGCGCCCGATCGGCCAGCGCGATTATTCCGTGCTCGAGGGGCAGCAGCGCATCGGCCGGATCCGCTACGCCAGCGAGCGCTCGCCTGGCGTCTGGATCTGGAATGTCGTCGTGCATATCCCCGGCCCGCCGATCGGCACGTCACCGGATCTCGAGACGGCAAAGGCCGATTTCAAAACGGCCTGGCTCGCGTTCAAGGCGCGCCAGACGCCGGAGGCGCTCGCAGCAGCCTACAAGGCGATGAACCTACGCGAACAGGACTGAAAGGATCCCCGACCGATGAAACTAACAGCCGCCGCCGGCGAGCATTGCTGGCGCAACACCTACCGCATATGCCCAGAGATCTGGATCGACGAGGCGCAGCTCCATTCCGTGATCGAGGCCGACGACGTCGAGGGCTATGTCATCCAACCGCAATTTGGTCCCGGACTGACTTACAGGCACCAGGACGGCGAAATCTTGACGCGGCGGCGCACTGGCAAGGTGCGCTTTGTCGGCGGCGAGCTTCTAAACAATTCCTGAAAGGATCCCCGGAAATGACGCTGAATTGCGATCTAGGTATCGACGAGGCCCGCGAGCTGTTCGCCAAAGAGCAGAACGAGGAGACGACCAAAGATCTGATCGACTCCGCGGTCGAATATTGGAAATGCGACCTGCTGACCGACGCCGGCCTGGCCGCTGACCTGCGCCTGGCGCTCGAATACCTCGAGCGCGCCGGGACCGTACTCGAGGAAAGCAATGATCTCGCCCTGGCAACCGTGCAGACCGTCAGGCTTGCGGACGGCCGCGAGATCATCCGTCGACTGCCGGTCCCGAAAAAATTCCCGAACGGACCCGGCGACACCCGCTAAGCCATTGCAGAACGGTCGGAATTCCGACTTCGGCTAAAACCTTTCTACTCTGAGGGTTGCAGGTTCGATTCCTGCCGGGATCGCCAAAAATTCGCGGCGAAAAGCCAAGCAAAACCAAGGCTTAGGCGCGCCGCGAAATTTTGTTAGTACACGCCCCGCTTAGAACGGATGCCGGACAAAGCCGGCGTTTGACGTTGCACGATGGGCAAAATTACCGAACTAATTCCCGAACTGATTTCGCACAGCGAAACAAAACCTCTGCTGGTATGCCAAATCCGTACACGCTATGTGTAGACAGATAGCGCATTAAGCGCTATGTGATGGATCCGCCGAGCGCGCTTGTGCGCAGGCGAAACCAAGGATCCGCACAAATGGCCAAGATCAAATACATCGCTCGCCTCAACGGTCAGATCGTCGGCACCCGCACCTCGGAGCGGACTTACACCCACGCCGTCGTCATCAACGGCCACGACAAAACCGACCATGTCGCGACCTGGTGCGGCCGCCTCGACCTGGCCCAGGGCGCGCAGCGCAAATATCAGCGCTACGCCTTCCGCGCCGAGATCGTGCCGGCCGAGACCATCGAGGCCAAGGTCAAGGCGGCGCAATAGGTCATCCCATCCGGCCGCCGAGCTCCTCGAGCTCGGCGCGCTGGATCCATACATTCACAAACAGGAATTCGGAAAATGGCGAAGATGACCAAGATCGAAAACATTCACGTCGACAGCATCAACGGCAGCAAATACGCGATCGGCTGGTCGATCGGCGATGCGCGCTTTCACATTTGGGCCGAGCAGCGCCGCGGCCGACGCGAGCTCGAGGGAACGATTTTCAAAAACTCGACCGCGCAGCACGGCGCGCCGGGACATTTCGACACGCGCCAGCTCAATCCCGAGCACAAGACGCAAGCCGCGATCCTGGCCGAGGTGCTCGCCGTCGTCGACGGCGACGGCGTGCTCGCCAAGGCTTACCAGGCCGAGCGCGATCGCATCCGGCGCGAACAGCGCCGTAACGAGCTGCAGCACGAGATCGACGCGGTCGAGCAGAAAGCGCTCGACGCCCTCCGCAATCCGAAGTTTGCAGCGGACGCCTACACCTTCAACCAGGTTTGCTTCCGCCTCTACGCCGAGCGCCAGGTCATCGCCGACGAGCTCGCCCAGCTCGAGGAGGCGACCCGATGACCTATCCAGTCCCGTTTGTTTTCCCGATCGAGCAGGGCCGCCCCCTGCTCGTCATGTCGTGCTCGAGCACCAAGCGCGACGTCGTCGCCGGCGACCTGGTCCGGTTTGCGTATCTTTACGACGGCCCGACCTGGCGCCAGGTCAAGGCGTCGGGCTTCCCGCTGACCAACGTCGCCGCGATCTCGGCGCTCTATGGCTTCCTCGAGCCAGGCATGGCGATCGAGACCTATGACCGCAAGATGGATGACAAGGCCGCGCTGCGGATCTCGACCACCAGCAACCACGCCTGGCGCCTCGAGCAGGCCGTGCGCCAGGCCGGCTCGGCCTTCATCGTCGGCGGCGCGCTCTATCGCCAGCTCGGCGAGACCATGCTGCGGCACGCGCCGGATCTCGCCGGCGTCGTGACGTTCGCAACCGGATCCTACCTGGCGCAGCGCAAGCAGCTCGGCGCCTGGCTGCGCGACCAGGCCACGCCGATCGCCGCCGGCGCCGAGCTCGAGGCCGCGGCATGATCGCCGGATTCAACCTGGCGGCAACCGAGCGGATCAACCGCATCAGCTGGCGCCGGCAGACCTCGATCTGCCGCGCGCATCAGCAAATGCTGGTCGGCGGCGCGCCCAATGGGCTATGGATCCGCGCGATCCCGCATCCGACCGCGCTGCGGCCCTATTACGTGGTAATGCCGACCGGCCGGATCCTGGCGCAGAAGTTTCCTCGCCTGGTCGAGGCCAAGACCGCGGCGATCATCGAGCTCGCGAGGGAAACCACATGATCAGGATGTCACCCGAGCAATTCCGCGCGCACCTGGCTCGGCTCGAGATCTCGCAACAGGGTTTCGCCCGGTTGATCGGCGTCAGCCCGCAGACCGTGCGCAAATGGCTGCGGCAGCGCGAGCCGCTCGAGATCCCGCGCGCGGTCGAGATCCTGCTGCCGCTGCTGACGCCGGCCAGGATCCGCCGCCTGGTCGCCGAGCTCGAGGCCGGCGAGGATCCGCAGCGCGGCCCGCTGGCGCGTTAAAACCACCCCGCCCGCTACTCAGTCGCCTCGAGCACGAAAAAACCCGCCACGGTCGCCCGTGGCGGGTTTCTCTCGTCTGGTCGCCGAGCTCGAGGACGGCGAGGATCCGCGGCCGTGCATAAGCGCGCGACTTGTTGCCGCGGCCTGCAGGCGCACCAGCGCTAGGGCGGCGCAAACATCAGACCGAAGCAAACGACGGCGGCGATGGCGACCAGGGCCACGGCCGGCACCAGCCAAAGCAGGCTCGCGCCGTTGCTCAGTACCAGGCCAACCGGCACAGCAAGCGCCGCACCACCAACAACCGCGCCAAGCGCGCCGACAATCGCGTGAACCGTAAGCATGAATTGCCTCCCCATTTCAGCCCGGATTGATTCAGAACGAAACTGCTCGCGCAAGTGGCAATTGGTATATTTGCTGTGCAGAAATGCAGAGCAGGTGCCACTCAATGCGCCACCAGGTTGATCGCGTAGACCGCCAGCACGACAAGCGGAACGATGACCAGGCAAGCCTGCGACACATTCTGGCTCATCGCCCCGCCCTGCGTAGCCGCGCCCGCCGCTGCGCGGCCAGGATCAGGCTGGACAACCAAAGCAGATAGATCGCGACGATCGGCGACAGCAGCACCAGGCAGAGCACGCCAAGGATCCAGCCGCAGGGATGGCAGCGATCGGCGCGGCTCATTGCACACTCACCCTGGCCGTGCCGCCCATGCCGAGCGCATCGGCGCCGGCGCGGCCGAGATCAACGCAGCGGCCGGCAACGAACGGCCCGCGATCGTTGACGACGGCGCGGATCGAGCGGCCGTTCGCAAGGTTGGTGATTGTCACCGAGCTGCCGAGCGGCCGCGTTTTGTGCGCGACCGTGAAAGGATCCCGCGCATAAGTGTTGAACCTGGCGCCGGAGGCCGTGCGGCGGCCGTGATAGCCGTCGCCGACGCCGTATTGCGAGGCCGTGCAGATCTCGGTCGCGGCCGAGCTCGAGGCCGCGCAGGCAAGCGCCAGCGCCGCGAGAATTGCGGTTTTCAACATCGGTTAGATCTCCAATCAGTTTTTAGTGTGCTCTTGCCTCTCGGCGCGCTCGATCCGCTCGAGGCGCTGCTCGAGACGTTCAAAGCCCTGGCGCATGTCGCTTTTGATATCGCGCACGCCCTCGCCGTGGTCGCCTTTCGGCAGGTACTCCTCGGCCATCTTGGCGCGGAATTCGAGCAGGCCGATCTGCATGGCGTGGATACTGGCCCGCATCGCCTCGAGGCCGACACGGTAATTATCCTCATATTCGTCGACCCGACTTGTCAGGTCGTTGCGCAGCTGCTGCATCGCTGCGGTCGTTTCCTTCTCGAGCTTTGCGAACATGGCCGCCAGCCTGTTTCCGCCGCCGAACAATTTCTCGCCCACCATCACCAGCATGGTGATTGCCGAAATGATCACGGCAATGAGCGCGACGACATTGTTGCTTTCCACGATGCAATTTCCCGGCTGTTAAGAGGTTTCGCGCCAGGATCATTCCCAGCCTGCTGAAGTGATGACGCTTCACGCGGGTTAGGATCCGCCGGCCGTTGGCGCGGCCGGCGGATCCGCTAGTCATCCTCGCGCGGCTCGAGCAGCCGCTCGATCGCGCTGCGCGGCGGCCGCGGCGCCGGCGCCGGCGGCGCGATCGGCTCAACCACGACCGGCGCCGGCGCAGGCATCGGCGCCGCCGCGGTCGCCGGCGGCGACCTGGTCGGCATCACGCGATCGCGGATCCGCGCGACCAGGCCGCGGCGCTTTGCCGGCTTGACGATCGCCGGCTTTACGATTGAAGGCCCGGCCGCCGGCGCCGCGTCGATCGACGCCGGCCGTCTCAAGGGCCGCTTCCAATGACAGCCGCCAATGCCGCCCTCGACCTGGCTGTCGATCCAGTCCTGGTCATAGTCGCGCACGCCGCGGACCTCATATTTCGGCGCCTCGAAAATCCGGCACTCGCCGCCGGCGATCGAGGCCGGCCCTTTGCTGGCGCAGCCGCCGAGCAGCGCCGCGAGCAGAACGATCGAGATGATCTTGATCATGGCGCGCACCTCCCCTCGGTCTGGATCCAGCGGCCGCCGTGTTCGCGGCAGGCGCGCCAGGTCGAGCGCAGCTCGGTCGCGCGCCCGATCGCGCGCTGGTCCTCGGCGGCGATGTCGGCGAGCGCACGGTCATAGCCGGCGCTGAAAACCTTGTGATGCCAGATGCCGTAAGCGCCGAGCGCCGCCAGCGCGAGCGATCCCGCGACGACCAGCCTTGTCACCAGGCTCGAGGCCTCCAGCAACGCGAGCGCGCCCTTCAAATACATCATTGCCGTTCCCCCGTTTGCACAGCGAGCGTCGACGTCTTGATCGCGCGCCATGAATTGTAAGCGATGAAGCCGAGGCCGCCGGCACCTAGCAGCAGCCAGGCGCCGGCCGGCAGCGCCGCGATATGATCCCAGGCGCTCGAGACGAGGCCCGGATGATCGTCGACGACGTCGCGATGCTCTGTGAAGAAATCCCAGGCCTCGGAAACGTAACCACTGACGGTCTGATAGACGGCGCCGGCGCCGGCAACGATCGAGGCCCAGAGCGCGGCGAGGAAATTGCGCCTGGCCGGCGCGATCTCCGGCGCCAGCTGCGACAGGATCTGCGGATCTGCTTTCGCCCGCGCCTCGCTGACCGGACGAAACCAGCCCTCGGCCTCGGCCTTGCCGAGCTCGGCGCGGACCTGGTCAGCGGTGCCGTGGAATTCGTCGATCGACGTCGGCAGCGGCAGCACCAGGCCGCGATCGTTCATGAAGCCGCCGAGCGCGCCAGAGGTGCCGCTGCCCCAGAGCCCATCGAGCACGCCAGGCGAATAGCGGCGCGCCTTGAGACGCTTCTGCACGTCATAGAGTACGGGATCGCCGCGCACGTCGGGATCGAGCGGCTGCACGTTCGGCGGCGCGGCCGGCGGCGAGCTCGGCGCGATCGCCGGCGCCGGCGAGATCGCGCTCGAGGCCGCCGGCGCCGGCTGCTCCTCGAGCTCGTCGAGCGGCGCGCCGGTCAGCGGATGCAGCGCCGGCGCCGGCCGGCCAAAGATCGGCGCCGGCGAATTCGGCTTGCGGCCTCCATTGTCAACGAATTCGAAATGCATCGGATCCTTACGGCCCTTGTACCAGCCGCCCCACATCGCGCCCTGCCGACAAAACGCATCGATCACGAATTGCGGCATGTTGCCCTTGGCATAGAGGCCGTTTTCCTCGGCGTTCAAATCGATCGCCGCGGCATAGGCATGGTTCGACCATTTGGTCGAGGATCCGCGCACCAGGCGATGATTGTAGGCGCCGGCATATTTCGAGACGCCGGCGGCGTCGACCTTGGCCTGGTCGCGCTGGCAATAATCCCAGATCTCATCGAGCGCGGCGAGCAACGCCGGCGCCGCCTTGCGATGAAACATGATCGACTTGACGCGCCGGCCCTCGTAATACATTGCGAACGGCGGCACGACGGGAACCATCTGCGCGGCGATCTCATCCCTGCCGGGATCGCCATAGTAGGCATTGCGCGCGGCTTGCGTGTCTTTAGGCCAAGGCGACATTGACAATCCTCCATTGAAAAACGGCGCCGCAAGTGGGCGCATGACGCAGCAGCTTGCTGTCGCCTCGATCAATTTTTCCGATAGAACCCGCTAAAATCGACTGCTCGATTTGCAGTGTTCACCCATGCGCCGCCAGTGTTGCTAAGGATGGAAAACGCGCCATTCCCGCTAACGCCGCGTCCATAAAACGGAAGCGCCAAGGTGCCGAATTCAATGCAAGTCGGCGCAAAATCGCCGTTCAACACATGGCCGGACGGCAAGCTTACGCTCAGCCCTCCCGTTGCTGTGCCGGGACTTGGAATGTTTATCTTGCCTCGCAAAAACACCATCGTCCCCACCACCTTGTATTCGATCGCTTGGGTGATGGTGGTGAATGCTCCACCATCTGGCGTCAGTGTCGCAGTGTACGATGTCCATCCGTCTTGGACTGCACCGGCACTGGTGATGTTTGGGGCGAAGATTTGAATCCGCCCGGCAAGCATATCGGCGGCGTCCCAAGCGATTCCGTTGATCGTCTTGTTTCGTCCGACGTGGCAAACCTTATTTGCCGGAACAGAAGCGATGACGATATTCGGCGTCACCGGGCTGTCGCAACGGTTTCCGTCGATCGTGACGTTGCCAGAACCGACGCACCAGATGTCGTAGAGCGTTTGGTTGTAGCAAATATTATCTCTGATGACGACGTTGTCGGCCCCGCCAGTCGGATACCCGACCATAATTCCGACCGTGGTTGAAGCTGGCGGCCCGTTACCGGCTTCGCAAGTGTTTCCTTCGATGATGATTTTATTGAGCAGCACCGATGCTTGCGCCGAGACACGACACGACACGGAAGCAGAGCCGCCCTGGATCTCAAAGTAATTGTTGCGGATGCTGACGCCGCTGATCACGTCGACGACAAAGCACCCCGTCCCGAGAGACGACGTCGAGTTGCCCTCGATAGACGCATAGATAGCTGCGCTGATTTGAATATCGATAGCGAATTTGAACGTGGTGTTTTGGAAAAGTCGGAAGGCCTCCGGCCTCAGTAGCCCGCTTCCGGAAGTGTAATTGAAATAATCTGCTTGGATTCCGATCGACGTGCCCGTTCCGCAACCGGCGCCGTAAATGATCTTGTTGCTGCGAATGTTGGCCTCCGCAACAAACCCAGCACAACGAATGCCCGAATTGACGTTTTCAATGTGGCAATCCGCGACCGTGAAATTTTGCAGAGTTCGGGCGACGACGCCGATGTTAAAGAACGTGATCTGGCATCTATGAATTTGAAGATCAAAGATGATGTTCGCTTCTGTCAGCGTTCCAGGGTTGTAAATTCCGAATTTGGTTTCGCATCCGATGCCTTGCAACCAAACGTCTTTCACTCCGGTAATGCCGAAGCCAGACGTAAAATTGAATTGAAACCCATGACATCCCATTGCGTAGATTTTCGATGCGCCACCGAAGTCGCCTTCAACAGCGCAGCGAATAGGAACGTCGATCGTGCTTGTGATCAGGAAGTTGTAACCGGAAGGAATGTATAGCGTGCCGCAACCGGCAGACAGCAATGTCAGAGCGGCCAGCGCCGACGTAAACGCACCAGTGTCATCCACACCCCACGCGATGGATTTCGACGCAGCGGTCAATGTGGTGCTCGCATTCGCTCCGAGCGTAATGTGCTGGCTATCGACAAAAGTCGCGATCGTGGTGATCAGATTCCCACCGGACGGACCGGCACCCGGAATACAAATCGCGCTGTTGACATCAGCCGCAGTCCAGGTGGCCGCTGTCGCGGATAGAGCATTCGTGCCTGACGCGATGCTGACTGTTTTGGTGGCAGTGTTCGGGCCGGTACCCTTCGCATTGAACTGTAGCGGATCAAGAATGATCCCGAGATTTTTTCGAGCAATCGCCTTGTTGGCAACGTCCGAAAGGTTGTTTGTCGATTGCATGTCACCAGCGCCGGGCATGCCGACAAGCGACATATTCCAATCGGTGAACGTTCCCGATCCGCCAACCTTCATCACACCAACGGTAACAACCCCGCCAGCGTAAGACAAAACGAAACCCTCAACGAAATTCGCACCGTTCGCCGCAGATTTTGCGCGAACATAATCTCCGATTTGATAGGCGTAAGTTGTCGCTGTTCCCATATCGAAAGCACGGGTTCCTGTAGCCGTCCCGATCGCAACAGACGACGTCGACGAACCACCATAACCAGAACCTTGCGGACCAGCCCCGCCGACACTGGCGAGAACGGCCCAATAGGTCGCATTCGGCGGGGCATGACCAGAGCCCGGCGTCGAATTGATCCAGACATAGGACGAACCGCCGGACGTCGCGACGTCCATCAGCGAATAAGTATGAGCATTATCGTACGGCGCAGGCGTGCCAAAAGGCTTATGAACACCCTGGAACGACCACGCGCCCCCGGTCTTGAGCCATAGCTTTCCAGTGTCGGGCTGGAAAGCATATTGCCCATCATTGCCGTAGGACGGATCCGGCACAGACAGCGACGGACCAACGAAGACATAAAAGCCGTCCGTATTCAGGGCCGCCACCAGAGCCGACACATCGGCCATAGCCTGGCCGCCGGCGAAGCGGAGCGGTGACCTATGCACGAGTTTATAGGCCGCGCCGCCGGCGACGTTGCTGTATGGCCAAGCGTCGATCGCGATATGCGTCTCGTCGACGACGTCCTGCACGATGACAGTATGCCCGGCGATGACGATGTCATCGCCAGGCCGCGCATTGACACCCGACCAGATGGTTCCGACGCCGACGATGGTGGTGTCACCGGCGTTGACGGAAACCGTCCCGGTCGAATAGCTCGGCAATGCAGACATGAAAAACTCCCCTCGGCGGCCTTAGCGGCTAGATGTTCTGCAGATTGGCGACGATGTCATCGAGCGCCCGCGGCGTGGCGGCCTGGCCGATCAGGCTGAAAGCACGCTGGCGCCGGTTCTCGCGATCCGCGAGATCGTCAGGCTTATCGACGATGATCTGCGCCAGCGCAGCCGGCGCAAGGCCGCGCAACACAGCCTCGTCGTCGAGCGATGTCTCAGGCTGACCGGCAAGGAGCCGTTGCGCCGCGGCGCGCTTGGCAATATGCGCGCTGTCACGATGCACGCTTGCCGCGGCGATCGCATTGAACGACACGTCGACCTTGTCACGCGCGGCCTGGCGCAACAGCGGCATGGGATCCGTTGCTATTTTCATTGCACGGCCTCGATGGTCGTTTTCCACGTCTTGAACGGCCAGAGTTCGACCGTCACCGTGTAGCTGCAGGGCACGGGAATGCTGATTTCGATCTGGTCGGCGTCTAGCTTGTCGAAGGCATGCAGCACCTGGCCGACCGCATGAATCTTGACGCTGGCCTCGCGCGGGATCCCCGTGATCAGCGCGCTATCTGCGCCGGCCTTGATTGTGGTCTTGTTGACCTCGACAGACATCGAGGGACGCTCGACCAATTCCTTGGCGGAGACGTTCACATACCAATCTTGAAAGCTTGGCAGCGCGCTGGTATCGACCGCGACATAGGTAAGCCCGGCCTCATCGAGCAATTTGTCGTAGCCCGCAGGATCATAGACCTTGTTGGCTTGCGTCAGCATGCCGGCGGCATCATGCACAGCAAAGAGCGTCATTGATAATTCCTAAAGATGGCGTAGGCGATATGGGTTTGATCGGGGAAGTTCGGATTAGCGGCACCTGACGGCAACAAATTCTGTTTCATGAACGAAATTCCGGTGAACCAACCGTCACCGACAGCGCCGCCAGCGCCTTGCGAACTGGCGTATGATGGCGTTGTGCCGTATGGCGAAAAACCGGGGAAATAGCCCCCTTCACTTCCCGGTGTTGTAAGGTTTGGTTGATAATGCATCGTCATGAACAGCGGGAACGTTCCGGCAGGCGTTGACGGCAACAGCGCGAGCCTTGTCCATTGCAAAATGTTGGCATCGCCCGGCGGCGTGTAAGGCACCAAACCCCACCCGTTCGCATAGAGCCGCATCGGCGGTTGATTGGCATCAAACAGAAGGTCATCGAACTGCGCACCGGACGCGTCTACACTGGCCACAGATACGCGCAGCGGTGAAGCCGCACCGGGGGCTATGATCACGCGCCGCGTCGTCATGTGAACGCCTTTGAAAAAACCGCATAGAGCGTTGTGACGCTGCAAGTAACGGTCACGGATGCACCATTGCTATTGATGGTTGCTGTGCCGGGCGGCGATGTGCCGACGACGTAACCGCCATGCCCGTCAGGTGTTAGCGTCATGAACGGAGAAGGCCGCGCAGGCCCACTTGAACCGCTATAGCCGGGCAGATTGGAATTCAACGGGTTCAAAGTCGTCACTAAAACAATAGGCGAGCGCGACAAACCAAGCGCGATTGTCGCTGTGCTTGCGACCTTGCCCATAAGTAGCAACGTCGAAACCTTGGACGTAACATTTACGATCAGGTTTGCATCTGCGGCGGTCGACGCGTCAAATCCGACCTTTGAAACGAACAGGCCATTAGCACCATCCGCGCGCTTGCCGACCACAACCCGCCTTGTGGTCAAGACAGCACCACCGGGACGCCGAAAACCACATAGATCATAGAATCAAGTGGGTTCAGCCTTGAACTTCTCAACGTCAACGGAGAACGGCGATTGTAATAGGCGGCGACACCAATATTGTTTGCCGCTCCATACAAATAATCATCGTGAATTGTCGTGCCGCCATCGAACTTTCGAGCTTCGACATATGGCACATAGCCGGGATCAGTGATTAGAACATCAACGATCGTTGTGCCGGTCGGAACTGTGACAATACCCGATTGCAAAACAGGTGCGATATCCGACCAATTCGAATTGAAAGACAAATTCGGCGAATTATCGGCTTCCGTGAGCGCATCGAAGCCCGGTAATGCGGCCTTCAATCCGTATGTCACGCCATCCGCGTATTTCCCAATGATCACGCGGCGAGTTGTCACGACCAAACCTCAATTCGTTCATTGGTAGCATCAAAGCGCAAATTCCCGGACGGGCCTGTAATTAGACCCGCAGTAACGGTGCCAAGGTTTGCATTGATCGCGCTCAGGGTGCCGACATTGATCATGGTCGCGGTAATCGATCCATCCAAAAACATATCGCCACGAAACGCGATTTTCGGTGACCCCGACACGTTGCCGACCGTGAAGATCGGGACCGGCGCGCCGCCGCCGATGCCAGGCGCAGCGATCTGAAACTTATCGACCACGAACGTCGCCGCCGATGTGCCGGATCCGCCGTTGATCAGGTTGAAGCCGGTCGCATAGCCGTTGACGTCGAGCGTCACCGCATATTCTGCAGCGGCGTATCCGTTGAAATTCGCGATCGCCGTTCCGGTTGTGCTGACAAATGCTGTCGTCGAGCCGAACGCCGCTGTTGCCGCCGTCGAGAACGTCGCAAAGGCGGCCTCTGTATCGACCGCGACCGTCCGGACGTCATCAATCTGCGCCAAGGCGTCGTCTGACCGCGCGGCGAGCTGAGACCTGATTTGTTTTTTGTCGAGCCAGTTGCGCGCATCCTGGTTCGACGAGATCGCGGCGATCTGCTGTGTGATTTCGTTGAGTTGATCACTCAGGAAATCCTGCAAGGTCGTGACCTGGTACCTGATGCCGTCGACGACCGACTGCAACGCGACCGTCTTGTCGGCAATCACGATCGCCGGCGCCTCGAGATCCAGCGTCGCATAAGGCCCGCGCACCTTGCCGGTCGTGACGGCCTGGACGCGCAATTTGAGCGCCGCCAGCGTCACCACGCGCTGAAACTGATTGTCGGCGCCCTCGTACACCTGCGCCCAGGTCTCGCCTGAGTCATACGAGATGTCCGCGACGTAGAACTCGGCGCCGGCCGCGGGAAACCAGCTCGCGCCAAGCCTCGGCTCGGCGATGCCCTGGCCGAATGACGCGACCAGACCGATGACCAGGGGCACCTTAACGTCAGACGGGAATTGCGGCGTCGGCAGCACCGGCGGCGCCTCGAGATCCGTCGCATGCACGCGCTCGTCGTCGACGACAAGCGACAGCGTACACAGCTCGCCGTTAGGCACGCCGCCGAGCACGACGCAGAGCTTGGACTCGCTGACGCCGGTCCCCAGCTCGAAAGAAGGATATTCGGCGCCGTCCTCCCTTGCGAGAACCGCGCCCAACGTCGTCGACTGCGCCGCCTCCGCAGCCGACAGGCTGGTCGCATCGAGCACAGCTTGCGTCGCGTCGCCGCCCTCCGCACAAAGCACAGGCCCGAAAAATGTCCCGTTCGGTCGGCGAAGCCGGACATAGAACGGACCGTCATCCCAGACCGGCGCCGGATCAAGAGTCAATGTGTGGCCGGCAACCGACGTCACGCCGCCGCCATAACCGTAATTCCGCGGAAATTCGGACTGGACCCGGATCACCGAGCCGAAGGTGATCGCCCGGCCCTCGTATTCCGTGCCGATCTCGACGGTCTCGCGACGATAGATCGATTGCAGGTAATAAAAGGCGCACTCGCGATAGGCCTGGTCTCGGTTGACGATGCCGTCGACGCGCCTGGTCTCGGCGTTTGCGGAGGTGAAAAACTCGCTGTTGGGCGGATACTGCACCTGCGCCGGCAACCAGGTTTCCTCGTCGACGTATTCGACCACAACCGCGTCTGGATCCTCGTCGCCCAGCATCGTGAACGTGACCGCCGTGGAATCCCGCACGATCTCGCGATCCGTCAGCAACATGGTCGGCACGTCGCGCCATTCGTCGCGGACGATCGACACCGTATCGCCGAGCCAGAAATGCCGCGCTCGCGACGGCGTCAGGATCTTGTCGAGCACTTCCGGCACCGCGGTCGCGGCCGTGACCCGATAATCGAACGTATCGCCGCGACTGGTGCAACCGGCGTCATGGGCAACGACGGCATTGAAGTCGACCTTGGAGATCGAAAGGCCCGAGCCATATTGCGCGTTCGTCACGGCATCCAAGAATGCCCAGGCATTGCTGCGCGTCGGCAGCAGCTCGAACGCCGAGCCGGTCCAGACTGGCAGCTTGCGCGTGCCGAGCACGCCGAATTTATACGACCCCTGCGTCGACTGCGACGCCTTGAGCCGGATGGCGACCGTGCAGACATCAGGAAATGAGTTGTCGCCCTTCAGGAAGGCGCGCAAACCCGCCCAGAGCACAGTGTCGACGCCGTATTTTGACTGCGAATTGATGCCCAGGCGGCTCAGCCGCACCAAGTAGCGACCAGGGGAAACATCCACCTTGATCGTGTCACGGACCGGCGACGTCGAATTAAACTGCTCAGTGACCTGGAACAGTGTTGCAAACGCGCCGGTCTGAGTGCCGGCGTCATCGCACGGCGCATACTCAGCCAACAGCGTGCATTTCGAATATCCGTTGTTGTTGTTGTCCTGGTTGACCGTGAAACAGCCGGACGGAAAGACGATATCGATCGCGATCGATTGCGCCTGCGTTCCGGACGGGTTGGCAACGAACGGACCGATCGTCGCGCCATAGACAAGCGGACCAAACCCGGCATCGTACTGGCCGCCCTCGTCTCCACCACCGTCAGGAAGCTGCTGGCCGGACACCTCGACGGATTGGTCGACATTGGTCGGGAACAGCGTGACGGTCTCGCCAGGCTCATAGAACGCGACCTGCGCGCCAGGGAATGACGCCGAGATGCCACCGTCCGGCGTCCAAAACACAGTGTCGTCAAGATAAAGCGCCTCATAGGCCATGCTGCCCATCGTCGGCGACAGCAGCACGTTGAGGTATTGATCGTTGCCGACGAATTCGCCCCACGGCGTTGCGGCAAAGTCGGGATAGGCCTTAAGCCGGCCGTACCAGACCGGCAGCGGCTGGCCGAGCTTGGCCGCATTGCCCTGCGCCTGGACGGTATAGATCTGGTCTTGTGTTGCGGTCGGACTGTTGGTCGCACCCTGCTTTGGCGACACCAGCGCATTGATCAGCAAGGATCCGCCGATGCCGATCGCCGCCGTCGTGGCGTAGGCTGCAAGCCCCACCAGGCCGATCGCGCCCGGCACCCACAACGCAAAGGCTGAGACCGCGATCAGCGCCGTCAGGCCGATGATCTGCTTTGTCGTGTTGTTTCCGCCGCCGCCGAGCGGATAGGAAACGAAGCGAACCGCATCGCTTGCCGCAATGCGCCGGCGCGCCCAGCTGCGCCGCAACACCGGCTCGCCGTTGATCTCGAGGATGGTCGGCAGACCCTTTCGGAATTGCCAGCCACAGGCCCGATCGCGCCAGGCCCAGCCCGTGCGGCGCAGGAACGCGGTCACCGTCTCGCCTGGCCGCGGCTCGGCGCGCGCGACCTCGAGGCCCGGCATAACCAGGTGCAGCACCGGCGCTCGAGCAGCGCGCGCGCGACGTTCGCGGCGCGGCAGCACAGAGCGCGGCCGCGACCGCTCGGCGCGAGGCTTCAAAGATCCGTGCATGTCAAAACCTTCGGCTCGAAAAACGTCAATCGCTTCCAGCCCATTTGTCGCAGCGCGAGCGGCGTCTCGCACGCCACGCCCGTCTTGCCGTCGCAATGGATCACCCGGCCCTCAGGCTTGAGCCAGACGCCGACATGCGCGGGAAAGCGCGCATGTGCCATCAGCACCAAGGCGCCGTCCTCGGCCGTGACCAGGCCGCCAGGACCATCGGCGACCGCCCGCCAGCGCGCGCGCTCCGGATGCCGATCGAGCTCGACCAACACCCAGCGTCGCGAAAAGTCGGCCGGAACGGCGACGCCAGGCAGATCGCGACCGAACAGCCCGCGCTGCACATGGCAGGCGAAATCCCAGCAATTGCGCGCCTGCCAGGCCCAGGGCTCGCCGATCAGCGGCGAAAGAAATTCGGAGCGATTCATTCCAGCGGTCACGTCGGCAGCAGGCTCGGAAACTGCACGTAGTCATAGTTTTTGGTGATGCGCGGAAACCGCTTGTTCTGCAGGTTCTTTACCACCACCGTCCCGCTCAACGAGGCGCCGACGACCTTGACCTCGCGCAACTCGAATTCGACCGGACCATAGGCCGGTTCGGTCAAGTCGCTGCCGAGATACTCGCGATAAAGCACCGTGATGTACTCCCGCACGCCCTGCGCGGCGCGGATCTTCGGAATCAGCTCGCGGTTGACGTTGTCGATCTTGATCGTTGTCGACGGCGCTTGCCCCTCGCGCTGTTCGGGATATTTGGCCTCGAATGGGCACGCGATAAAGGTGACCGTCTCGCCGCCGTTGCGCGGCGCGCCGAGCTCGATCCCGAGCTCCATATCGTCACCGACATTTGCCACAACGCGCGCCGGCTGATCGAACGACGATTGCCAGATTTCCAACGTGTAGTAGATCCGCGCCGCCGGCGGACAAGAGGCGTAGGCCTCGAGCAGTGCATCGTTATGAGTAGGCATCAGACGTTGTAGACCCTGAGCGTCATGCTGACCGCGAACGCCTTCGTGCCGACCGGACGATAGGTCGGCGCGCCGCCGGAGAACTGACAGACCTTCGTTTCAAACGCAGCGCCAAGCCGGACCGGCACAGTAAAGCGCGAGGTGCCGTTGCCGAGACCGTCTTTCACCCACGCGACGAAAGCATCGAATTGCGCCGCCTTCATCACCACGGTTTGACTGATGGTGCCGACATTGTCACCCGGCCGCGACCGCAGGCGCGTGTTGCCGCCCTCCATATCGGTCGCGATCGGATCGAGCATTCGCTTGATGGGCGAAATGGAATTAAGATCCGGCGCATACGGTATATCGGCCGGCCAGGCTGGAATGCTCATGTCATTGCCCCGTGAACGGCTTGACGCCGAACTGATTACCAAGCACGCGCCGCCCCGAGCCGCTGGTCAGCGAGCTGCCGACCGCGTCATCCATCATCTTTTGGATCGTGATCGTCACGTCGCCATTCGGCGCCCTCGAGGCCGACGCCTTGGCTTCGCTGTAGTTGTTGATGGTGATGGCGCCGCCGCTGCTTCCGCCCAGCCGGCGCGCGATGTCATTGGGCACGATCTGGTCGCCGCGCCCCAGCTTGCGCAACTCAGGCCCGTTTTCGCCGACCAACGACCAGCCGCCGGCGGCATAATCCGTTCCGCTGGCATAGGCCGGCACCAGCTGCGCGCCGCCGAGCGACGTCGAACCGACCGCACCGGGGATCCCGCCGCCACCGCCGCCGCCGAGAAAGCCGCCGAGACCTGTTTGCAAACCCCGCATCAGCGGCCCGACGATCAACAGTTTAATGATCGCCTCCTCGATCGCGCGGATAACCACTTTTGAGAAATCCTGGAACGCCTGCCCTGCCGTCTTGGTACCGTCGACAATGTCCGCGAGGCTCGTCGTCAGGTTCGACGAAATGGCGTTGGAGATCTCGCGATTTGTCTCATTGAAACGCAGCGCCTGCGCCTCGACGCTGCCGAGCGCGGTCGCAACGTCAGGATAAAGCCCCTTGAGCTGCTGCGCGATCGCGACGTCGCTCTGCGACAGAAACGCCGTCCCGGCCCCGAACTTGATCTGTGAACCGACCTGCGCCCTGGCAAAGGCCTGCGCGGCCGCCTGGATCGCGTCAGCCTCCCGCTCGATCGCCTTGCGCTGCTCGTCGGTCACGTCGGCATTGGCTTTCCCAGCCGCCGAATTTGCGCGCTTGGCCGCCTCCTCGAGCTGCGCCACGGTCTTGGCTCGCTCGCGCGCCGCCGTGGTCTCGTCGATCGAAGCCGCCTCGGCCTTCAACGTCGCGATGCGCTTTTCGGTGTTGTCGACAGCAGCGTCGAAGGGATCGCGCTGCGCACCAGTTGGTTTCAGCGTCGGCGCCGCGCCTGTCCCGCGCGAGGCCGGCGCCGACGCGGCCGGCCCCTCGATCCGGCCCTCGAGCGCGGCGATCTTGCGCTGCAGATCCTCCTCGCGGCGCTGCAGATCCTGGTCGATCGACGGCTGACCGAGCAGGCTGCGAACCGAATCCGCTCCCGGAATGCGCGGGATCCCGAGCAGGCCGGTCCCGTTTTTGCGCGCGTCCTGGACCGCGGCGAGCTCGTCGCGCATGGATTGCAGACTGCCACCGCTCAGGCGGTTGGTAAATTCGACGGCCTTGGCGATCAGGTCGACGACGTCGGCCCAGTAGCCCTTGATGGTCAAAATGACCGAGGCCAGATCATCCCAGCTCGGCTTGAGCGCGCGCGACAGCCGGTCTTGCGAGAGCTGCAGCTGATCGTCGACCGCCTTGGCGCGGTTAACCAGAGCGTCCGGAAAAATCCCATCCTGCGACGCTTTCAAAGCTTCCATGCTGGCGAGGATCCCATCGGCCGACGTCTTGCCCTGGCGGATCCGATCGACAAACGTCGTACCGAAAAACTTCTCGCCGAGCTCGAGTGATTGCAAATGCTGGCCGACCTGGTCGAGCTCGACCATCGATTTCAGGATCGCCTTGACCTTGTCATCTTGCGACTGCGCATCGCGAAACAGCACCAGGCCGGCGAGGCCCTTGCCGGTCGTCTTTTCGAGCTCGGCGTTATAGACGCGCAGGGCCAGCTCGACATCAGTGATGCGCTCGCCGGCGACTTCCCATTTTGCCAGGTCGATCGGCGCCTTTTCCTTGGTCGCGTTGAAGGCATTCGCCAGCGCATTGTCGAGCTCGTCGGTCGTAACCTTGAGCTTGCGCGCCTCGCCCTCGAACAACTGCAGGAATTGCGGCGACACGGTCAGATTAGCCGACTTGTCCGCGATCGCGACCATCGCCTCGAGCTGATCTCGAGCCGCGCCGACCGCCTCGGAGACCAGGTGGAAAGCTTCATAGGCCGCGAACGCGCGCAAAGCGAGCGGCGCCATCGCCTGCGCCAGGCCTGTCACGGCCGGCACGCCGACCGCCGTGAAGGCCTGAAGCGATCCCTTGATCGCAGGCGAGGCAAAGACGTTTGCGACCTTGAGACCCGCCTCGGTCGTTTCCCTGACCGCGGCCTGAGTAAAGGCTTGAATCTGCGGCTTGACCTTCTCGAATTGATCGCCGGCAAACTTCGCCGCACTTTCGACCGCCGGCCGGAATTGATCGGAATTCGCCACCAACTTGAGCTGCGATTTGGCGAACTGCTTAACCAGAAAATCGGTCGCGTCGCGCGTCAGCGACTTCGCGTCGCCGATGCTTTTCTCAAATGATTGCGTGTCGAGAGCGATCGGCACGCGTAGGGCAGGAACGGCCATCTCAATTCACCGAAACGTTGTGCAGGTTAAGCAGATCATCAAACTCGACGTCTGACATCGCCTCCGGCTTGTCCTCGCTGGCGTAGGCTTCGTTACGACCATCGACATAGGCGACGATTTCCCAGATCGACCAATCCTCGAGCTCGCGCAGCGGCAGCTCGAGCTTGGCCGCGATCTTGACTATTTCGGATCTGCGGACGCGGCCGTCGTCGTGGTGGAGCCGGCTGGCGCCTTGTTTTTTTTTAGATCATCAGCAGCCTGGCCGACCTGGTCATCGGCCGGCACGCCGAACATGGCAGCGCGCATGACTTCATAAGCAACCAGGACGCTATGCGCGAGCGGGTTTTCGTCGACATGCCGGCGCACGGCAGCCATTGCAGCCTCCGGCTTCATGCCGCCGCCGATCAGACCGAGGCGGATCGGCTCGCGCACGTCATTGATCCCCCAGGCGCCGCTCTCGAGGCGCGCCATCACCACGGCAAAGCCAGATTTGCACTTGTCCTCGAGATCCAGGATCAATCCGACCTTGGCGATGCAGAACACGTCCTCTCCGTTCGCCCAGATAATCGAGCGCGTACCCGTTGCACTCATGACTTGATCGCCTCCTCTATCGCCGCCTCGATGTTCTGCCGGATCTCCGGCGCCATCTCGCGATATGTGCTGTAAAAGAACGGCTCGGCCGGCGCGTTGACCGTGCCAAACTCGACGGCGCGCGCGTAATCGTAATTAACGCCGCTACCGGCGCGCACTTCCTTGATCGTTGCGTCGCCGCCGGCCGTCACCTCGAGATCAACGTCGCTCTTGCGTCGTCGCACCTTGACGCTATCGCGCAGCGCGCCGGACTTGACCGGCGCCTTGGCTTTGATAGCCGCAGCAAGCCGGTCAGCCTCGTCCTTAATCGTGCGCGCAAGTTGCTTCTTGACCTTGAACGACAGGCCGGAAAACCAATCCTGCAGCTGATCATCCGGCCGTGCCATCAGGGATTCGCAACCCAGGTGACCTCGCCGTCATTCTTGAACGACAGGTCGACGGTTACTTTGTTGCCGCGCGTGCCGGCGAGCTTGAAGCTGGTCAGCTTGAAGGATCCGGCATAATGACCGAGATCGGCGTGATCGAGCTTGATCTGCATGTTTTTTCCACCAGCCGACATAAACCAATCGTTCCACTTATCGAACGACTCGACCGCCATCACGCCGGTCCCGGATCCGCTCGCCGACAAGCCATTGATGTCGGTCGCCTCCCAGGCCGGCGCCTCCGGATCTAAGCAATCCGGCAGCAACGTCGTATTGGTCGAGGCCGACAGGTCAAACGACTTAGTCGTCAGGCCGCACGGCTCGGCAAAAATCTCAGGGCTGGCACCATCGCCAACGAGCAACAGCAACTTGGTTCCGGGCAGAACAGTCGGTTTCGCCATGATCTTTCCCTTTCACTGGAAAATGACCGCAGAGGATCCGCGGCCTGGTCGTCGCGCGCATGGCGCAAACTAGGTTGAGGCCTCGAGCAGCGCGCGAAACGTGAGCGCGCCGTGCCGCGTCTGCCCGTCCGGATCGCGCATGTAGAGCGCGCTGGACAATTCAAAAACCGTCACGTTGAAGCCGTCGACGGTCAGCGCCTGGTCGTCGAGCGCAGCGATCACCGCGGCGCCAATCTGCTTGGCCTCGGCATACCCGACCTTGCGCGACCAAACGTCGATCTGCAGCACGATCTCGACGCCATCGATGCATTCGGCCTTATCGGGCAAAACCTGGCCGTCGCCGAGCGTCACCAGCGGATAGGTCGGCGAGCTCGGCACCTGGTCGTAAACGCGCGCGCCGACCGCGGCCGGTAGCACGCCGTCTGCGCGCAGCGCCTTGATCAGCGCATCCTGCAGCGGCAGGCTTGGATCGCTCATTGCTGCTCGAGCTCCTCGACGATCTCGCCGGCGCCGGCGGCGACGATCGCGCGCGCCTGCACTTCCGGAACGCGCCGATAGGTGACACCGGCGCGATATTGGATGAAGGCCCGCGCGTTGGCGCGGAACGAATAGTCGCGACACACCGAAACCGTTTTCATGCCGCAACCCCCGACTGACACAACAGCTCGAGCCATTGCCGGCGGTCATCCGGATCGACCGGCCCGGACTTGATCTCCCAGATCCGCCCGCTGCGCATGTCGCGGATCCGCCAATCGGTCGTCACGGCCAGCGTCACTGCGCTGCGCCGGACCGTGATGGTCGCGGTCTCCTGGCCCTGCAGCCGCGCCGCGAGCACGGTCTCGCCGCCGAACCTGACGCGCACCTCGCCGGCGCACTCGAAATCCGGCGTATCCGAAAATTCGCCCTCATTGTTGCCATGACCGTCGCTCGCAACCGGGCGGCGAAAGAAGCCGAGCCGATTGCGCAGATCTCCAGCGCTGGTCATGTGCGCCGCCTGAAAGCGAATGAACCGATATCCTCGCGGCCGAGATCGGTCTCGATCGTATTCATCGCCGCCAGGTCAAAGCCGCAGGCCTCGAATGTCCGGATCAATCCCTCGCTGGTGAAATACCAGACGTGCTCGTCTTTGCGAAAATGCTTCGATCGCAGCACATGCTGCGCGCTAGTGAAGATCGGCACCGAGACGAACGCCCAGGACTGCACGCGATCGAGCAGCGCCCGGAAATCCGGGATATGCTCGAGCACGTCCCAGAACGTCACCGCAGGCACGCGGCCGCCATAGGGATCCATCCACAGCGACCGCGCTTTAAGCCAACCGATCGCGACCGGGTTTACATCAAATCCAAACGTATTCGGCCGCCCGCTGCTCGCCTCATTGCGCCGATCGATGAAGGCGCCCGAACCGATGCCGATGTCGACGACGGCGCCGGCGAAGTGCCTATTGACGAAATCGACCCGCGCCTGCATCAGCGCACGCCCGATTTCCGTATCGGCCTGGCGCTGGTAGCGCTCGAAATAGGCCGCGTCATACGGCTCGGCGCCGGCCTCGACCGGATAAAAGCCGACGCCGAGTTCCGGCCACCAGGTCAGGCGGCGCTCGGCGCAAGCGTCGAAAAAGGCAGGCCGAGCCGCTGGCGGAACGCCGACCATTGCGCGGCGAGATCCGGAATCGTCTTTTCGCAACGATGCATCATGTTGTCGCACAGACAGAACTCCCGAGGTTTTGCAAAAGCGATCCGCGACAAATTCATGCGCGGATCCGTGATGACACGCGGCGCATTGTGGCCGCCGTGCCCGCCCAGAACGATGAAGGCCGAACGATGCAGCGCGATCGCCGCCGGCACGATCCAGCCGACACCGCCGACAACCACGTCGGCGGCCGCGACCAGGCCGAGCAGCTCGCGCAGTGCAAGCTCGCCTTTGAGGTGCGCCTCATGATGCGGCGGCATCGCGCCGTCGAGCCATTCCCTGCCGACAGCAAGATCCGCAACGACGACGACGTGATGCGTCCCCATCAAATCCGCCGCGACCTCGGCGACATATTCCGGCCGCGGGTTGCGTGCTTCGTTGCGCCATTCGCCGCGCACGGTCACCGGCCGCACAACGGCGATAGGCCGATCGGATGCGATCGGCGACGCCGCCATGCGCGGCAGATCCCAGCTAGGCGCCGGCAGCGTCACGCCGATCGCCGCGACCTGGCGCTCGAGCGCCGCGACGATCGAGCCGCGCGCGAGCTCGGCGTGACCGTAGCCGAGGCGGATCTCGCGGATCCCGCTCGGCGGCGTCGACCATCGTGAGGCGCGCTGCCGATCGACGTTGCGCATCTGTGTGCGCAAATTGCGCTTGCCGGCAACGAACCACAGCGGCAGATCCTCGAACAGCTCAGGCCACGGCGTCTCGAGCCAAACATCGTATTTCTCGGCGCAGGCACGCACAAACGGCCTGGCGAAAATGTTATCGCCGAGCCCCCACTGACCGCGGATCAGCAGCGACGGTTTCACTACCCCTCGCCTTCCGGCTTAGAGGTGATGACCTGGCCGACGTCCAAGGATCCGCGCGAGGATCCGTCGCCATCGTTTGGGCCGACATTCGAGCTCCCGGTCATGCCCTCGACCATGTCGCGCAGCTCGCGGCCGTAATGCTCGAGCTCGCCGACATGCGCCTTTGCAGCGGCGTGCGCCTCGTCGATCGCGTCGAGCGCAACGTCAAAGCGCTGGCCGGTCGCCGCAATCCCCGCCTCAGTCTGCCTAGCTCGCGCCAGGCGGCCTTTGAGGCCGGCGAGCTCGATCGGCTTTCGGATCTGCATTTCGGAATTCTCCACTAGCTGCGGGTTGCGCTCGATCATCACCAGGCGCAGGCGCAGATGCGCGATCGCGACCAGCGCCTCGAGGCGATCCATTTCACGTCCTGGACTTGGCCCGGATCCTGATCCTGACGGCCTGGTGCATGGTGCGGCCGCCTGCCGTAGTGACGCTGCTGACGACCAGGTAAGAGCGCCGATCGGCGCCGCCCGACAGCCAGACCACCGCCCCGCTCGCACTGCGCGAGGACTCGTCGCCGACGATCCCCGGCGGAATTGTGAACGTCGACGACGCGATCGCGTCGCCCTCGAGCCTGGCCGACCAATCGATCGTAAAATCGAGCCGCTCGGCCGGCTGCTTGTTCGGCCAGCGCACGCCGCGGCCATCAGCGCGCGCCAAAACGCGCCGCAGGCTGGACGCCGGCGCCGCGCTCATCAGCGATAGATCCTGAGCTGGCCGAGCAGCGCCTCGGCCGCGAGTGGAACGACCTTGAGATCGGTCTCGGCTGAGGCCTCGCGGTTGCGATACCAGCTGGCCGCGATCATCAGCACGGCCTGGCGCGCGCGCGGCGGAAAGACGAGCTCCGGATCGTCGCCGGCGCCGGTCATGTTCGGATCCTGGTCGAAACCCGCCTCGATCTGGATCTGCACGGCGTTGGACGTGTCGGCCTTGATCTGCGGCCAGGTGAACGCATTGGAAAAGTGCAGCTCGGCGACGCCGAGCCTGGTCCGTTCCCAGCGATAGAGCGAAGCCTCGACGGTCTGCTCGGCGCCGGCGGCGTCGAGATAGGTGACCGCAATATCGCGGACCGGCGCGAGCAGCACGTGCAGGCAATCCGACCACCAGTCGCAGCGTTCGATGCGCCAGGTCGAGCGCCGCAGCGTCAACCCGGTCCGTTCGGCGACGAAATCGATTGCCGCGTCGAGGAAGATCTCGAGCTGCGCGTCGTCATCGTTGAAGTCGTCAGCCTTGACGTGCTTTTTCAGCTCGTCGAGCGTAACCGGCCGGTCGTCGGCCTCGGCGATGACGTCGATCAATTTGAGCATTGCAGCGCCTCGGTCAAAGACATCTTCGGAAAAGCCTCGAGCGCGGAAACAGCGCTGGCGTTGATGACGGAAACGCCGAGCTCGGCCAGGCGCGGCGCGGATCCGTCAATGATGAAGCGCCACCTGGCGATGTTGGCGCCGTTTGGATTGTTGAGGCCGCCGCAGTGCCTGCCGTGCCAATGGATGCCGCGATCGAGCCGCATATCGAATCCAACCAGGATCAATTTCGTCGCGCCACATTGCACGGCGAGGTTGATCGCCTGAAAACCGGAATTGCCGCCATCGCCGAGGATCCCAGGCAACCCGACCAGGATCTC